GTGATTTGCTAGCTACAGACAGTGCTACGAATAAGTCTGGCACAGTCATTCGCGCTTTTGCGAATTTGCCAATGTGTATCACATTGCGCCAGACATGTTTCAATGACAATTCCAACGAAAGTCTTTGCTTACTAGACTTGACTTTCGTTAAGATTGACCTCTGAACATTATATGTTTGTTGGATTGATTTTTTTGCACGCTCAACCGAAACGTGTCCTCGTAAAGAAGGTACTCGCCTTGCCATCAACGTTACGAAGTCTTTGATGCCAGGATATATCACATCGAAATTTATATCAACTTCACCAGGAACAAATTCATCCTTGAGTTCATAGTTGCCAACTAACCCTGAATCGTACATTCCGCCAGCGACAAGGTCAGTCTTAATATAGTCAACGTATAAATCTTCACCTCCAAATATTTTTTCGATATACTTTGTTTGTAACTTAACAAGGCTTGCTACAAATTCTTTGTCAGCACCACGGGCCAGGATCTCACCTTCACGCATCGATGTTGAACTGTACACTGCGCGTTTCGATTGTGGTGAGCCACTTTCTATTCTTGAATGCACAAATGTCGCACAACCACGCGTCAAATATTGTTTGCCAGTTCTAGATTTCGCTCTGAAATCCATTCGCAAAAACTCAGCTATTGTGCCAATATTCATTTTTGTAGACTGTGCCCGTATACTGAGTTGATTTGATGCTTTTAAGACGTCAAGTATGTCACCAATATTACGCGCAGCACCCAAAACATCATCTCCATTATGCAAGGAGTATGCCATCTTTGTCTTAATGCCAGCTGCCGCCAAGTACGCATAATTCAGTGCAGTGTTGACAAATGTAGTCAAGCGCCACCCTGAAAAAAGCGTACCTGCTGTCTTATAAAAGTCATTGGTAGCTGAGTTGTGCACATACTGTGACATAATTGACGTTATGGTCCAGTCCAGTGACGCGTTTTGCTCATCGCTTAAATCACCTGCATACACATGACGCCAAGCCCTGAGTACCGCTTGCATATTCTCAAATGAATGCTGAGAGTTGAAGTCATCGTAATCATAGCAAAATGGTATCAGATGTTTGAGATTGTCAGCAATGCTGTCAACATATTCGGCATTAGCTTTAGAACCTGTTGGTATGTAAGCAGGAAAAGTTTCTTCACACTTGTTTAATGCAAAGTCAGAGTGCAAATGCGATGTAACATCACAGCCATACAGTGCTCTTGTTTTTCCCCACTCATACTTCGTAGAAGTATAGCTGTGTATTTCAGCAGGTCTAGACAGCCAGTGTTCATGAGTCACATCTTTCATCGCCGAAAAAAGACCCTTCTTAGTTTTTAGCCTGTAGTCTAATGTTTTTGCTAACTGCACATCTTCCAAGATTTCTGAGTGCACCGATCCTCCTGGCATTATGATAGCACGCTGTTCCCAGTAATCCTGATAAGTGTACTTACATGCATGTTTGCCTTCAACTTTCGCATCACCAAATAACTGGACACAATGTTTGTACACTTCCGTAGGCTCAACCTGTGCTAATACTGGGTTGATCCTGTGGTCTTTTTCAAGGCCCCAGTCAACCGCAGTGTCAAGCCTATTTACTAAGACATTTAATTCAAACAGCTTAGTTATCTCTAAACCTGCGTAACCTTGCAGCTGTTTAGCCCACATACCTTCGTCTTTAAGCCATGAAAACCCATGTCCATGCAGACCATAATGTTTGACCATGCCCATAAACACATTGCGCGTCCATGTGTCAAGAGCCCGATAATATACCCAAAAAGTAGTGTGAGTGCTTTCGATATTATTAATCGAATCCACAAACTTCGCCAGTAGCGCCTCATTACCATTTAAAACAACACTGTCACCTTTAAAGAGATGATCCAGTTTGACATGATAGTGATGGAACTGTGATATTTTTTGGGAATCTTTGTTTAAATTGTATGTGTAAACTTCGTCACTTACTCTTGAACCGACGTCGTTTAAAACATCATAAAAGTTCAATTTTCTAGCAAGAGACCAGTCGTGGCGTAAATTACACGTAAGTGTGGCGCCAACTATATTAACGAGTTTACGATCAAACATGCTAATTTCACGTGCACACACGTAGTATATGTTTGTATCACCCATAGTAGCAGCAATCACATCCTTAATAGTGCCGTGCACACGCCGAGTTACCCATACAAAGTCATAATCCATTTTTACCGGTAATAAGTTTCTGTCTTCCATGTCAATTAGAATGTATTCAGCAGCAGCTGGGTCATCAGTTGCTAGTCCATTCACATCAAGCATCGGTGCAATCAAATTGTGAGAGGCACATCCTGTGGTAGATCCGCAGGTACATCCTCCGTACTTGCCTGAGAAGTATCTATTGGTGGCCCACCCGACAGCGCAGACGACGTAGGTGCCAGCATGGGGCGTGAGGCCGGCGGTCCGAACCTCGTTTCCCGAAAATCCGACCGCTTATGTAAAGGCAAAATACGTGTAGTTGGTCGTGCTTGTGTTAATTTCATGACTGCTTGAACATACTCTGACCGTTTCACTACCGATGATAGAGGTTGCCCGAAACCGATTCGTGAAGCACCGCTGAACCATGACAATGCTTTGTCGCCAAGATTGTAACCGAATTCAATGTCACCGACTAATGTAGGTAATTTAATCCAACTATTCTTTCGCTCAGTAATCATTTCTTGTGTGATGATAAATCGAGGTGCAACATCAGTACTATCGTGAACGTAAATATATCTACCGCTTGCATTATCTGCCCAGTTGTGAATAATCCTGTTAGAACCTGCAACACGTGCTTGTACGTCATAACCAAATAACCGCATCATTGACATATACTTAGAGAATTGAGCTGGGTCTGTAAATATTATTTGGCCATCGACAGCTGCACAATGTATGTTAATGATTTCAGAATCACCGTTTAAATAGTAGCCGTCATCATTAATGCCGTATGATAGCGAAGGATACGTGACTGGTGCGTGTGCAGAAAATTCCATCGGTGCAATGCCTTCAATTATTTCACCAATGTTATAACTGTACCCAGCGTTTGGATCGATAACAGTAACGTTGACGTCAGCTGCACCTAGACCAGGTAAAGTAGCAATTCTGTCAACACCTCCTCGTGATAAATATCTAGCGTCGTATTCCTTACCATAGCGTAGACACGTAAGTGCGACATCAACAAGGTAACCTGTTTCTGGTGCATTAGTCACACCTGTAGCATACTGCATAAAGTTGAAACCATCGATGTCATCATAGTGTGTCAAGCGCGTTAAGTGAAACATTTCTGTATAAACAGCTTCCATCATAGCAACAGAGTGACCGACTATTGCAGTAGGGTTTGAAAACCATGAAAAGAAAGTGTCCTGCCATTCAGGTCCTCGAGTGTATGTAGTTCCAGAGTATAGCTCAGGGCAAACACCACGCAAGCAGTAAGGCTTTGGCAGATTAATCGGGGTAGTCCTCACTGACCAGTATATGGCCTCAGCTGAACGAGGAACAGGCTTTGTTAACGCACCAGTAAGCATTCCATAAGCTATTTCAAAATCACGGTAAGCCAAATTACGACGTACAAAATCAGCAAGTGCAAGCTTAATGTCAGCTGCACTTAAATCTTCGAATTTCAATATCTTCGACGCCAATTTAGTGCCAACCATACAGACTGAACTTGTAAGTGCTGGAGATTCATGCGCCAACAAAAATGGTAGTTTATTGACCCATTCAGCATGCGCAAGCCGTATGACAGTTGCCATCTGGTTGGTTAATTCTGAGCCCATAGTATAAAAAACCGTATCATCATATTCATTAAATGATGATCGTGTGTATGACATTTCGACCTTACCATCAAGTATCTCAAAAGCATTTTTGAGTGCGCCGCGACCAGCATGACCAAAAGACTGTACATTCGTAACTTTTACGTGTCCATTTTCATAGTAGTCAGCTTTACCGTCATACTCAAGATGACCATAAACTTTGATAAGATACATGCGTAACATATTGTAAATTGGACTCACGATATTAGCACGTGTCAAATTTGACTCAACAATAGCACGGATTGATGTTAACTCTGGCTTGTAAATAGTATTACGCCTGACAATCTCATCGGCCAGACCTAAGTCAGGCACACCGTTTGGGCCCATGATGTCTGAAAACATACCGTCGTAAATACCTGCATCCGATATCAAATCACATGTCGTACGGCCAAGTAGGGACGACATATTGCCCAGAAAAGCGTTCTTTCTAGTATCATTGAGCTTGCCGAAGCCACCTTGTAACCACATCTTGATTGTAGTAGTTATACCATATTTTATATAAGTGTTTTTTAAATCAAAATTTTGCGGAATTTTTGTTCCCGAAGGGAATAATTGACTAAGAAATTCAAACATCTTGGGGGATTTATT